CTGTGGTGTGCGCAGGGTGCCCACCACCTGCTCAGCGACCTGCTGCAGGCCCCGCTCGAAATCATCCATCGAGACCCAGCGGGAGCCGTCCTGCTGCTGCATCACCGGGCCTGTGGTGACGTTGATCTGTGGGGGTGCAGAACCGGATTTGGAGCGGCTGGAGGCACGCGAAGGGATCACGTCAGCGCCCCGGGCCCCCGCCAGAAAGCGGGAGCTGGCGGCCTGCATCTTGCTGGCGGGGATAATGTACTCATCCTCTCCACCCTCGCCCACCATTGCCAGGGTGGGGCGGGTCACAACGGCGCCCTGAGCGAAGGCGGGGACGGAGACGTAGCCGAGCTGGGGAATGTCTGGGGCGACGGGAATGCTGTTGTAGCCCCGGATCACATAGTTCACCCTGTCGATCAAAGAATTGATCCCGTTGGCGATGAACTGCATCACACCGCGGAACACGTTGCGGATCACGTCGATCACATAGGTCCAGACGCCCACCACCCGATCGCGCACGGTTTCCATTGCCCGGGGCAGAAACTCGGTCAGGGTTGACCAAGCGTTGCGGATCGGTTCGACCAGATAGGTTTTGAACGCTTCACCCATGGCAGTCCAAATACCCACCACCGCATCACGCCACGTATCGACGATGCCTTGCAGGGTGGAGAAATCGCCGCTCCAGATCTTGCGGATTTCATTGCCCCATGCCTTAATTGCGCCGGTGAGGGTGTTCAGGCTGACGGTGACGATGCCCACCACCGCATCCCACAGCCGCACGAACGGCTCGCGGGCGAACTCCGTCCACTTCCACAGCCAGGAGACAAACTGCGTCAGGGGCTCGCGGAATGCAATCGCCATGGCCACCACCGCAGCGATGGCCAGCACGGTCCAGCCGACGGGGCCGGAGAAGAACGCCAGCAGGGCGGGGACCACGGTGCTGGACAGGAAGCTGATGAATCCCGTCAGAGCAGCAACCGTTGCAGGAATGAAGGCAATGAAGCTCTTGGCAAAGTTCAAGAACTGCAGCGCCGTTAGCCCGATCACCACAGCGTTGAGGATTGGCCCCAGCGGACTTGCGGCGACACCTAACAGCGTGAATGCCGCGGCCAGAAGCCGGATGGGGCCTGGTAGGCCAGCCAGCAATGCCAGGCCTGAGATCCACTTCGTAGCGGAGAAGATCGCCACAACCCCGCTGATGGCACCGACGAACGAAACGATTGAAGGCACCACATAGCCGAAGGCCAGGAGGCCAGCAACGGCTCTGATCGCAGGCTGCAGCGCCTTCACAAGACTGGCGGAGGCGTTGATTACAGTCGTCAGCGGCGGCAGCAAGGCTGCAAGCGCTGGCAAGAAAGCATTGCCCAGCTCAATTCTCAGCTGGGTAAATCCGTTATTGAGCAGTTTGAGTTGATTTTCGGCAGTAGCGCTCCGGGTAGCGTATTCCTTAAGTACCGAGCCTGCGGCTTTAGTGCTGTCGTTTGACAGTGCCAAAATCCTATCTAGCTCGCCAATGTTGTTGATCAATGGCGACAGCGCCCTTGCCTCATCGCCGAACAGATCACTGATTACAGACAACTGCTGAGACTTGGGCAGGTTGCTGATCTTGCCCAGCACCTCAGTGATTGTGCCAATGGCGTCCTTTTCCATCCGATCGGCAAAGCCCTGGGTCGAGGCCTTTGCCAGCGACTCTCCTGTTGCTTTCGCGTTGGCTTTAGCACTCTCAACGAAAGACTTCTCAGCCTCTTCAATGGCCTTGAACCGGCCTTCTGCGGCGGCCTTCTGCCCATCCATAAAGGCGTCTTCCTGTTTTTCCACCAGCGAGAGGCGATCTGCATTCGCCTTCAGTTCAAGCTCCCTGCGATCATCCAGTTGATCGCGAATCAATTGCTGCTGATCTCGGGCCGCCCGGCGCTGCACCGTCAACTCGCGGTCTACCTGATCGCGGACGGCTTCAATCCGCGCCTCGTAAGCGTCTCGGATGCGGTCCACAGCGGCTGTGGCGTCGGTTTTCTGAGCCTGAGCGATCTTCTGCACGTAGTCGATCTCGGCCCGTTCCTGGCGCTGCAGGGCCTTGATCTGTGCGTCTGCGCGATCCTGCAGGCGGTCCTCTTGAATCTTGGACTGGTCGTCCCAGTTATCCTGCAGCGCCTGCTGCTCATTGCGGTACCGCCGGTTGATCTCCCTGCTCAATCGGTCGGTTTCATCGCGGGCGATCTCAATCCTGCGGTCGCTTTGCTCCTGGGCCAGGCGGACGACCTGATCCTTCTGAGACCTGGCCGCATCCACACGTCGGCGGCTGGCAGTCTCTGCCTCTCGGGTGAGCTCGGATTCGACCTGCTTGGCGTCCGCCATGCTGTAGCCCAGCCGGCGCAGGGCGTCCACCTGGCGCTCAGTCATGGAGGGCCCGCGGCTGAGCGCCTTAACCATGTTGTTGAAGCTGGTGGCGGCCACTTCCGTTTCAAATCCGGCCTGCACCATTGCCGCGCCAAATGCAGCGGTCTGCCCGGCCGTGAGTCCCACCATCTGACCGACGGCGCCAGATCGGGTCATGAACTCCACCAGCTGAGACGCTGATGCGCCCGTGCTGTTTTCCAGGTAGTTCATCATGTCGGCCAGCGAACCGACTTCCTTATTGGACAGGCCCAGGGAGACGCGCAGCTGAGCCAGTGATCGGCCGGCCTCTTCTGCGGTCATTTCAAAGGCCGTGGCCACCTGCGCAACCATGACTGCAAAGCCTCTCAGCTCATCTCGCGCAATGCCCGACGCCCCCGCGGCCGCATAGATCTGGGCAAACCCCTCTGCAGCGATTGGCATCTGGCTTGAGAGCTCCAGAATCTCGCCGCTGATCTCCTGCAATGCGGCAGGGGTCTCCAGTCCGTCAACCACCTTGCGAACGTCGGCAATGGCGGACTCAAACTGGACAGCCGCCATCACCGAGGTGCCGATTGCCGCAGTGAGGCCGGCAACTTTCAGCGCAGAAGACGCCCATCCTTCGTTGGCCTCTTTCGGGGCGTCGTTGAAACTCTTTCGCGCCAGTCCGCTGGATTGATTCAGGGAGTCCAGGTTGTCCCGCAATGCGCTGATTTCTTGCGCACCTGTAACCTTCGCCGCGATCCTCAAGACCGCTTCCATGTTCATCGCCATTACCGCTTCCCTCCCTTCTTCGGCTGCTTCGGCTCGGCCGCCTTGTTGATCAGTTCCTTGGCGCGGCTCTCCATGATCTGCAGATCCTCCAGAGCCTGGCGCCGGTTACCCACAGCGTAAAGATCCATCATCTGTAGAACGACGCCATAGTCGAGGCCCACCACGCCGGAGCCGCCAACACGCCACTGGGTCTGGCACTGCAGGAACAGCATCACAGCGTCTTCATGCTCAGGCCACACCTCAAATGTCTTGGGCTGTAGGACACTCTCCGGCAGGCAACTGGCATCAGCTCCGTAGGCCTTCAGGTCCGCCAGCAGGTCATCGTTGGCGCCGCCATCACCGTGCCACCAGTGATCGACAGCGCCCGTCAGTTTCCCTTCTTAGCCACCTCCATGGAGTTGAACCAGGCGCGGATGATCTGGCCTGCGATGGTGGGGATCTCCAGCAGCTGATCCAGTGCAGCCTCACTGAACGGCACATCCTTGCCGCTGTCGTCGGTGATGCCCGCCCAGCCGATCAGGATTTCCTTTGCGGCGGTCTTGTCGTCCAGTGATTCCTCATCGGCGCGGCCGAGCTCCAGGGCCCGGGCCAGCTTGATGATCTCGTTGATTCGGCTCTGCGGCAGCCGCTTGAACTCAGCATCGAAGCTGTGCTTCTCCCGCCGGCCGCCATCCACGGGGATGAGCAGGGGCACCGGCCAGGTGTAACTGGCCGTCTGCTTGAGGACGAATGCCATGGGTGTTCAGGTGAGTGGAAACGGTCGGGCGCTCAGGTGAGCACCAGCGAGAACTCGTCATTGCCGGCGTTGGTGGGAACCGGCATGAATGGCAGGTTGAGCATCATCACGCCGTCCGAATCGCCATAGGTGGGCGAGTCGAGATTGCAGGTCGGGGCGTTGAACGTGACGATGTTCCCGGCGGTCTGGCCGTGCTGCCAGCCGATCGCGCCGAGGGTCTGCGCGGACACCAGAGCGAAGAAATCCTTTTCGCCAGCGCCATTGCCAGCCAGGGGGGCCTCGATCACCAGCTCACCGGAAGGGGCCCGGTCGGTGATCGGGATGTTCTGGCTGCAGCCGGCCAGCTGCCTGAATGGCGTCTCGTTATTGAGGGCCAAGCTGAAGCTCTCCATGCAGCCGCTGAAGCTGAACGCGCTCACGCTCGTGGTGTTCTGGCTGTTCACCACCACCGGCGATGCCTGGTTGGCGAAGGTCGGGGTCAAAGGGGTGCCTTTGGCCACGGCGTTGTAAATCCCCATGAACTCGAACGAGATTCGGGGGATCTCACCCACGGCCAGGTTGAGGGTGGCGGTGCCGCGGCAGCCGGTCAGAAGGTGGCGATTGCCGTCTGCGTTGAAGTCCAAGGACAGGCCGATGATCGCGGCGCTGGCTGGGGCGTA